AAAATATATTGTGCAATATCCATTTCCATATACTCTTTAGGCATATGCCATACATTTTGATTTATATTATCAAACTGCTCTAGTGTTAAACCATTGTCAATGTATGTAACAAGATTGGGTAAATTGTTAAGGCTAAGGGATGAATTAAACTCAATTTTATCGTCTACTAAAACTTTTTTAAGTTGTATATCCGGATTGTTATAGTATAGGTCTATTAAATCTACTTCGTTATAAACGAATTGACCATAAATGTCTGTGCGCATGTTGCTAATTTAACAGAAAGATGTAATAATGTCAATTATTTTTCTTTCCAAGATAAACCTAATTCTGCCCAAGTATCATTTTCAAATAATTTTACAACTTTGTCTTTTTTGCTTTTACTTAATTCTTTATAATTTGGACTACTATCCGTCCACCAATGTTTACCACGAAACTCTTCTGTTTCTTCAACTAATGTGTGAAACTTAATACCTGCAGTTAACTTACTTTGAAAACGAATTTCATTAATTACGACTTTGTTCTCCATAATTGAGTTTAATTTTAAAATAAGAATTAAACCAATAATCTGATCAAATGGATCCTCAGGTATTGTTACTACTCTTAAATCTGCTTTTTCATACTTTTCAATTGTCTTTTTATCACTTTGATTAACAAATATAGCACTATCTATAACATTGTTTAAAAAATGATTAACACGTTCAATGGCTATATTTTGTTCATACATATTATCTGTAATAACTTCCATATATAAAGTAAGTTCATAAAAGTTTATCATGAACTTATCTTCAAAATGTATTGCGCTTTCAAAAACAAAATCTTTTTCTACTAGTGACATAAACCTATTTATTTTCAATTTTAATTTGTGTTTGAATATTTTGCTTTTTAATTAATTCATCCATTTTTTTATTATAGGCTGTCTTGTAACTTTCTATAGCCATAGTAAGTTGATGAATTAAGGGACCATTTCCTGTCCTATATGCAAAAGTAATTTTTTTGTGTAGGTCTGATAATTTATTTTGTAAATCTTCCAAAGACAAATCATCAAGATTATTAATGAATGGATGTTCCATCTATCACCATGCAGAAAGTGATACACGTTTCCAAATATTTGAGCCATTATAAAAAGTGGCATCCATGCTTGTTGTAGGTCCAGACGCTTGTGTTGTTAATGCAAAGGTGTTCCCCGCTACACCAGCAGTGCGAGTGTCGCTTATTGTTATAACATTATTACCTGAATCAACAGATTTAACATAGTAATATAATCCTGCTGTGATATTACCAAAAGTTGTTACATCAGCATTAGCAACTAACATGGAGTCAAAAAAGACAGGCATGTTGGCTGTAACTGATCCTATCGTTCCAGTTTGAAAAGTAATGTAGTTTACTCCTGCAGCAAATGATAAGCCTACTGTAGTTCCAGCAGTTGTGGTAATTGCACCGCCACCAAGAGTGGCAGACAATTGAAATGTTGTACTACCATTTGTTGCAATTACATAATATGTTGTTGGATCAGCGTAACCGGTAATACTTCCTGTTCCACTTAAAGTTCCTGATATAGTTACACTCTGTCCAATAGCTAATGGCATGCTTGATGCAGTGCAAGTAAATCCACCTGCTGTATTTGCTATATCTACTCCACTTAATGTTATTGAATTTGTAGTAGACAAAGCAGTAAGAGTGCTGGTTGTTGCAGTATAGTTTCCGGTGCAAACATACAAGTAATTTGCATCTACTGCCACTGTACCCAATACATCACCTTTTAATCCTACAGGAGTAGGACTACGCTGTTGAATTTGTGTTGATTGATATGGTCTATTTACTGGTTCAACATATACTGTAGCACCGCAATCAGTAGTAGATAATAAGAAGTTTACCTGTGTGCAATTTGCTGGTGCAGTAAATGTTGCTACGTTTGCAACGTTCGCATAATTCTCTAATAAGGTAATACCATAATTGTTTGTGTTTGATTGTACATTTGCAGGTAAAGAAACTACAGCGTTTGCATTTGCGAAACCAAGTTGAACTTCGATAGTTTGTAGTGTGTTGACTGGAGCCCAACTACCAAAATTTAAAGTTGTATTTGCTGCGATATTCCCATAATGAACATCAGCTAAAGATGCATTAATTAACACTGTCCCTGATAATGCATTTCCTAAATTATACATTGTATGTCTAAAACTTTGTATAGCAGCATTACTAATTAAAGTATTAGCCATATCATTATTAATAGTGGAATTAGCAAGTGCAGATTTGAGTACAGCCTTGTTTTGCAAATCCGTAATTTCATTTCCAGCAATATCTAGATTCTGTTTAATACTAGCAAAATTGTCTCTAAATCCCTGAGAACTATTATTTTGTCCAGGAATCGGATAATTTGCATCTATCGTGTTTGTATTAATTGTACTCATATCAAATGTAATCCCTAATGTATTTAGTAATATTGAGGAACGTTAGGTAAAATAGTTTTTCTAGGAACTAAAACGTAGAAATCTTTACTGTCTATTGGATCTGGAACTGGAGTAGCACTTGGTAATCCAGTCCATGCAGGAGGACTTGTACTATTGTCAAAATTATACGTAATAGATTTATCCACTGTGAATCTATCTATTTGAAAGTTGATTTGATTTAAACGTTTATTATAGCCTAACTCATCTTTCCAATCATTGATTATATTATCTGCGATTTGCTCTGCATAACTCATATAGTCATTACGATTAAGACCAGTAGATTCAAATTCTTCATATGTCAATGCTTCGCCGTTTACAATAATAAACGGTTTACAATAGCAAATGACCCATGCAGGAATATATCCTAATGTACTACCATTTAACTGTTGACTTGTCATCCAAGCGGGTAATAGTCTAAAATCAAATTCTTGACCTAAAACATCTGCAACTTGTTGCCTCATATTAGGCAAGCTATTTGGATAAAGTAATCGTGCATATCCTGGCGTCAAACTTGTATAGAAAGAAGGTAAACCTTGTTGTGTTAAAATATATTCTAAGTCTTGAGTAAATATAGGATAAAAGTCTTGCGTTTCTAAGTAGGTTATTGTTTTGTATTCATAACTTGTATAAATGTCAGTAATACTTGTGTACCACGGTCCTTGGTTTAAATCTATAAATCTTGGCCAAAAAATTTCTTTGCTAACGCTAACTCCCTTAGGATTTATTAAGTTGTCTATAACATTACTATAAACAACTTCGTAAATTATTTTCCCTGTTTCGTCCTTGGCCACAGCAGTTGAAATATTACCTAATGTAATATTGCGCCAGTAATGATTTTTAGTTACTGCTGCAATATATTGATCTATGTTACTTGCATAAATTCCAAATGCATGTTCGTAAATGACACTAGTTGCTTTGCCAAAATATATGTCATTTGGTCTATATAAATAATCGTTAGGAATCAAACTTGTATTATCAAGTAAAGAATTTATATATCGTCTATCTTCAAAACTAGGAGTGCATTTAATATAAAGTGTATCAGTTGGCTGAGAAAATTCTTGAATAACAGTTATCGTAAAAGTTTTTGTGGCGTTTATAACTCCTGAATATAAAGTACTAAATGCTTCTATTGTAAATGTAAAAACTGTTTCTGTTCCAAGGCTAAGAATATTTTCAGTTGGTTGAAATGCTGCAACTCCTGTAATTTCACCATTACTTAACAAAGTTAAATTTGGTGGTAGTGATCCATTGACTAATCTATATTCAAGTGGCACTTCTGCCAATGCTTCAACGCTTTTATTTGAAATTGATCCGTTAAATATTGATCCTAAATCACTATCAGTAAGCCATCGTATGACGCCGTCTATCCCATTGGTAAGTCTCAATGAAAAATTAAATATAGTTGTTGATTCGGCAGGGAAACTTGCTTTATATGCTCTAACAGCAAAATTATAATCAGATATATTATTTTCAGATATAGTAGGTAAACCGGTAATCCAACCTGTGTCTACATCTCCAGTTAATGATAAGGGAAGTACTGGTGGACTAAACTCATATTTTAATGTATCACCATCAAAGTCGTGCCCTATAATTTTAAACGCAAAATAGTCTCCACTTTGAAATGTACCTATAAACGCCTGCTGACTAGGAGCATAAGTTAAACCATTACTGTCTGGTGGTAATACAAAATAACCATAATTTTCGGTATCACTAGCCAGGTTGTAGGTTGGAGGTCTTGTATTGTAAATTGTAGGCGTTCTGCTTAAATTGCCTGGACCACCTTGACTTATAGGTAAGTTTTGATTAATTATAGTGATTAAATACGCTTCGATATCATTTCCAAGTGGGCTTTCTAATTGTAATGTAAAACTATAAGTTCTAATAACAGGTTGTCCAACTGCAATAGTTGGTAATGATACTGACATGAAACCTAAATCTTCTGTAATTAAAAATATATCGCCATTTTGTGTAGCACTAATTGTAAATTGTGTTTCATTCACAACTTCTTTAATATAATAGGTTGTACCTGCCACTATAGAACCAAAGGTAGTGCCTCCAAAAATAACAGGTCTGCCTGTGCTAAATCCAGATGTAGTTAAACAAGTTATTCTATTATTAGAACTATTAGTATTGGTAGCCGATGTAGATACGCTGTCAAGGTTTACTGTATTGATTGGGGCTTCAGGGTATCCTCTTATCAATCCTGTTTCATTAATTTCTAAACCTGGAGGCAGAGTTCCCTGTAATAATCTTATAATCACTGGGTTAGTACTAACTGGATTACTAAATTCAACTTGTTTCTCTATCCATATGCTATCATTTGTTGTGCCTAAACTTCCTGATGGTGTAGTAAACTGTGGTATTGCAGCACCTGATATAGTTATACTAAATGTTCTATCACGTATTTCTTGGTAATTATCTATCGCTCTAACTACAAAAGTAAATGCAGTATCTCTGCTTTCTATTGATGGTGTGCCAAAAATTAAACCTTCGGAATTAATTGATAATCCTGGAGGTAATTCGCCACATAATAAAGTATATTCAACGTTTACAGCTGGAAGTTCGGCTTCTGCCTCTAATTGAAATTCCATTGGAACAAGTGATGGATATGTTCCTATTGTTCCTGCTGGTGTATCCCATACTGG